AAGAACAACAGCTTGCAAGAGAAGCTCAAGCAAAGATACCCAATGAAATTGCTAAGATGAAATTACTAGAACAAACAGTACTTGATCCGTCATTTATTACAAATAAGACTAGCCGTGATATCACTGAAATAACAACTGAGTCTTTCAAGCTGAGAAATATAATTGACAAACATTTAGTGTCTATAGCTGACAATATTAATGAAGCAAATCGTAAAAATAAAGCTGAATTTGAAGATCAAAAAACACGGGCATTAGCCTCTATTGATGCATTTCTTGGTAGAGCAATGACTGCATCCAAGACTGCATCTGATTTATTGAGTTCATACAAGGTATCCAACTATGTATCAGACCATGGAAAACAGGAATTGGATATAGCAACTGCAATTAATGCAGATATTATAACAAAAATCGAAATTATTCGAAAACAACAAGAGATCATAAACGCCCCATTAGATCCGCAAATATGGAGAGAAAAACTAAACAAAGCAGTAGAAACTGCAAATAAGATGGTAGGTATGATCGATGCAATGTTGGAAGCAATACGTAAGCATGTTCAAGATGCACATACGAAAAAACAAGCAAAAAATGCAGCAAATCAATCGAAAGGAAAAGGAACTGCACGGCAACGAAAAAACTTACGTAGAACTAGAAAGAACCGTAGATGAATATTCTCTTGAAAGCAAAGTATAGTTTTTATAGTGCCTTAGTCTTTTTTCTAGTTGCGAATCCCGAAACGTACAAGGTGATTCAATCCTTTGTAGGAGGGTGGGTGACAGTGGCAGGTCCTGGCGGCTGTCCAACCCCTATTGGAATTGTGCTTCACACATGCCTCTTCTTCTTAGTCATGTTGGCACTGATGATGTTTCCACGGGATTAAATATATACTACATTTTTCTAAAGATTGCTACAATCTTTAGAAAATATATTCAGTAAATAGGCTATGAAACACAAGACATTAAAGAAAAATAATGCATTACATCCTCATAAATATTATAAGGGTCTTACACGAAAACAAGCCGCTGAACGGAGAAAAGAGATTCTAAAATTTGGTGCAAAGGATTGGAAAGACCCGAGTGCCTATGTTGGATTTAAAACAGATAAGGGAGTAAAAACAAAATCATCTTCTTATACTATAAAATTTAGGGAATTATTTCCAGATGCTAAATCACTGGAAGAAAAGGCAGACGCGACAGGAGTGCCTGTGAAGTATTTAAAAGAGTGTTTTGATCGTGGAATGGCTGCTTGGGCAGTTGGAGGACATCGACCAGGTGCTACTCAACAGCAATGGGGCTACGCTAGAGTCAGTTCTTTTTTATTAAAGGGAAAAACCTATAGAACTGCAGATTCGGATATAGCCAGACGAGCCATTGAAGAATCAGAATCCGCTAAAAAATGGTTTTCAAAAAAATAATAAAATTGAATCTATTTTTTTAATAAAATAAATAGACCTGATCCAGTTCATACTTCGAAATGGGTAATTTATTCACAATTGATGCAACACCTATGAAGGGTGTGAACCTCCTTGACGATGGGGTGCTGTGTCCACTAAGTTCACTGGCACGTGTCTATCATGGACGTATTCATGATACCGATGACACCATCCAAATCTTCATTTTATTTGGAGAAAAAGGGATTGATATCACAGTGAGATATGCTCATGTCATTCGTGACAATATCACTCTAAGTGGCATCACCTTCATGACATTGAAGGTAGATGAACGGCGTAAAATCATCTCACCAGAGTATTCCTTCGCTCATCCCTACTATATCTATAGCATGGAAACTCTGCGTATTTCACTAGACATAGGAACACGGTCCATCTATAAGGAGTGCTGTTGTAGTGACATAACATGTGAACACCCTACTCCCTGCACCAAGTCGACAGATCCCTGTGCCGATTCTAGGAGTTCCTGCGACTGCAACTTTAATGTCGACTTGGCTGCTATTGTAAAACTCGCATTGAATTGCGGATATGCCGTAACAAGAAATGAGGATGGGAATTTCAACATATCCCTTCCTGTTGCTCCTATTACTTCCAACAGTTCCGCGTGCACTGCATAAAAAATGGTACCTACACCATTTTTTCAATGAATATCCAATAATACCATCCCTGTTCGAAGCAATCCACGTGCAGTTCCTCCCAATCCTTTAACAAGACTCCAGGAATCTGCAGGACGAATCCAATACAGTTTCCAGGTTCCTTCCACCTGACTTGCCATTAATTGAACCTGAGACTCTTTGGCAGCAGTGACTGCAGCAGCCACAGCTGCTTCCCCTTCCTTATATCGAAGTGTTTGTAACACCTCCATACGAGCTGCAATCGATATACTATCTGACCAAATCACTGTTTGAGGAGATCCGAAGATTCCTAGCGAAGAGCCTACATAGGCAAGTTGCACCTTGGTCACCGATGGAAGTGTTTCAATAAATTCCGTAAAGGCAAAGGGTGGAATCGGTGCTCCGAGATCTAACACCAGTGTGACAGGTCCCGCCGCTTTCAACACAGTAGCTAACATAGACCATTCGCGGGAACTAGTAGGACTCCAAATGAGATTCCAGGAAGCACTGTCACGCACTAATCGATGTGTTCGAACTTCCTTTCCACACAATAAGATTGTCATTCCTTCGGGTAAGCATTCCCATGGAATCCAGGCGTCTTCTTCGCGTTCCACCAACACAAGGGTGGTTCCTTTTAATGATGCACTAAATCCTTCTAATTCCATTCTACAAATAGGAAGATATGAACACCTTCGTTGCTACCGCAGGCACTGCCCTTGCCTTGGATGCCATTTGGTTAACCTTGCAAAACAAATACCATCGATCCTTATTTCAATCGATTCAACATAGTCCTTTGGTTCTAAGACTATTTCCTGCCATTGGTGTTTACCTGATCATACCTGCTATGATTGTGTTAGGAGCTGTCAACCCTGCCACTTCAATTCAAAATGGAATCACCCGAGGGGCAATTCTTGGATTCCTAGTCTATGCTTTTTATGATCTTACCAACTACGCCACCTTTACAAACTGGACACTTTATATGACAGTTACAGATATTATGTGGGGAACCATTCTATGTGCACTTGCTGCTGGAGTGGGTACCTATGTAAAAAAATGAGTCTATCCTTCTAACAAGAAAGATAGACTAATAGGATGTCAAAGATTACATCCTTCTTTACTCCAGTATCAAAACCATCCACAACTCTTTCGATTCTTCCTGCAACGATCTCCACAAAAAAGGAAGAGGTGAAGCCAGTAATTATTACAAGTGAAGGGATGGATACCTTTTATACAAGCTTAACACCGAAGCAACGATTAGCTCATTCGATTGCAGCCAAAGCCTTGGGAACCAGTTATGATGTGCAAAGAACGCATGATTATAATAATTGGTTAAAAAAATGATACATTCTTCTATTTTTCTATTTAAGATTAAACATGTTAGCACTTTCACAATTAGTTCCAGGTCAGCTATATGAGATTCTTATTATCGATTATAATATAATTCGATCAGCTATGTATTATGGTTTAAGAAAAGAACACACTCAACGTGGAATAGATTTACATCCAGAATTTGATGCTGGACAGAATGCAAAAGTAGCATATAACCCAAATTATATCCAGATATATAATGTGCTTCGAATTACAGACAAAGTCTAAGCGTCTAAAAGTGACGCCCCTTTTTTAAATAGGGTAACTGGATAGAAGTATGTCCAAATTGGTAATTGTAGAATCGCCTGCCAAATGCAGCAAGATTGCTGGTTATTTGGGAGACGGATGGAATGTCATGGCGTCCATGGGACACATACGAGGATTAGATGAATCGTTGGAAGCGTTAAAGATTGGTACCTGGGATCCTACCTATGTGGATCTTCCTGCCAAGAAAGAAACAATTAATAAACTGAAAGCAGCAGCCCGAAAAGCAGCGGAAGTCTGGATTGCAACGGACGATGATCGAGAAGGGGAAGGAATTGCGTGGCATATTTGCACTGTCTTGGGACTTCCTGTAGCAACTACCAAACGAATTGTCTTTCATGAAATTACAAAAACAGCTATTTTGGCAGCAGCAGCAGCTCCTACCACCCTAAATCTTCCCAAATTTTATTCCCAACAAACGCGTTCTATGTTGGATATGTTGATTGGATTTACTATTTCGAAGGTATTATGGACACGTGTTCCAAGTGCCAAATCGGCAGGACGTTGTCAAACTCCTGCTCTTCGCTTGGTCTTAGACCGTGATCAAGAAGTGGAATCGCACACTGCAACATCTTCCTGGCAGTTGCAAGGAACCTTTGAACCTCAAACACAACCGGCGGTGCCTCTTCCTTTGCTAGAAGGAACGGCAAAAGAAGCCCTTCCTACACGAGACACAAGTCTTGCCGTTCTGACAAAGGTGCATACCAATCGAAATGTCTTGATCAAAGATGTAACTGAAAAAATGTCTATTAGTAATGCTCCCCGACCATTGATTACATCGACACTGCAACAAGAAGCGTCGTCCCTATATGGATTCAGCCCGAAACAGACCATGTCAGCAGCGCAAAAACTGTATGAAGGAGGGCATATTACCTATATGCGAACGGATCATGCAGTGCTTTCACGAGAAGCCGTATTAGCCTTGCGTCATCAGATTAAAACGCGATTTGGGGAAGAGTATCAAGGTGCCTTTGGGCAGTCGATGGGAGGAGGAGCACCTGGTGCACAAGCGGCTCACGAAGCAATTCGACCGACCCATGCCGAACATCAAACGGTAGAAGCCGATTCGGTGGGATCCAGAGTCTATCAATTGATTTGGCGACGAGCGATGCAATCGCAGATGGCAGCGTGTAAAACGGATGTCCGCACCTATACACTCCAATTTGAAGCGGAACCAGACCGTGTCTGGACCGTGGAACAATCGAAGATTCAATTTGCCGGTTGGAAGATGTTAGAACCTACCAACAATGATGTGAAAGATTCAGTCCATTGGACAGCTTGGAATGCCTTTGCCAAAGCGGGAACCAAATTGGTTTGGACTAGCTTAGCTGGTCATGAACGATTTACCAAACCAGCTCCTCGTTATACGGAAGCATCCCTTGTAAGAGATTTAGAGCGAAAAGGAATTGGACGTCCCTCCACCTTTGCCTCCTTAATTGCCACCTTGCAAGAGCGGGACTATGTTGAAAAGACAAATCTAGAAGGAAAAGAACAAGAAACACATCATTTACTTATTCATACTCCTAGTACCTGGCCTCCAAAAGAAGAGGTGATAAAACATACAGTGGGAGCGGAAAAGAACAAATTACGAGTCACACCCATTGGACGCTCTGCGATTGAATTTCTTGCCAAAGAATTTAATGATTTATTCTCCTATGATTATACGGCAAAGATGGAAACGGATTTAGATCGTATTGCAAATGGTGAAAAAGAATGGAAATCATTATTACAGGAAAGTTGGGATTCATATAAAACCCGGTATGAAGCCTTTACAGGGAAGGAGGCGCGGGCAGCGAATAAAGCATCCTTATCCAGAATTTTATCTCCGGTAATTCAAGTGGCGCATACACACAAAGGACCGCTTGTTGTACAATCACCGCCAGAAGGATCATCAAAAGAGGTGAAACCTATGTATGCACCGCTTCCAACAGGAACTACTTTTGAAACAATTACACTTATACAGGCAGAAGCTGCGTTAGAGGCAGCAAAACAAGCAAAAGAAGGAGTATCCCTTGGATTATGGGAAGGAGCGCCTATCTTGAAAAAGAAAGGACCGTATGGACTGTATGTAAGTTGGACCAAGGATACGATCAAATTACAAGTTCCCATTAAAGCGGGAGATTCGTTGGAAGCCATTCAAGCAAAACTGCTAGCAAAACGTTCAGATGAGACATATAAGGTAGGGGATTTTACGATTAAAAAGGGTCCCTTTGGATATTATTGCTTCAATCATACATTGAAGAAAGCAATCTTTGTAAAGTGGCCGGCAGAAACGGATTTTAAAACTGCAACGGCAGAACAAGTAGGTGCCATTTATACAGCAGGAGTTGCTGCCAAACGCTCTGGAGGATGGAAAGGGAAACGTGGAGGTAAGAAATAATATCGATGTTTTTAGTAGGATGGGAAGAATCACTCGAAAATATCGTCAACGAGGAGGACTTTTTGGATTTGGTAAACGTAAACCAACCCCGATTTCACCGAGTGTTCCAGGAACCACCAATTCCAAGATTTTAACTGGGTTAGATAAAGGATCTCAAGTAGCAAATTTGGCATCAAAGGCATCAAATACCAATGCAGCATCCACTATTCTTGGAAATAGTGCCAACTCCTTATCAAGTGGTTTTGAAGGTCTCGACTTCACATTAAAAGCTCTGAAAGTAGCAGCAACTAAAAAAATTAAACATGAAAAAGATACTTCAGATACACTAAAGGCACAATCAGAATTAGTTGCAAAAGCTGCGACCTATGCTCATACTTATTTACCAAAAATTTTAGAAGTTGCAGGAGCAGTTGCCGGTATGGTTGGTGTAACTGTAATAGGAGCAACACCAATTGGAGCTCCACTTATTGCAGGAGCATTAGTTGTTCTAGCAATGTATCTTAAACAGAAAGGATTAAATTTGAAACTACGAGAAATAATATTAGAACATAGAGATAAATTATTCTCAATTCTTCGTATGTATTTAATTATTCAGCGTGTTATTATTAATATGAAAGTGCCCTATGTAAAATATAATAAGAAGACAAAACAATCCCTAGGAGAACAAGGTCTTGCCACATTACAAATTAGCCCTGAATTTCAAGAAGCAATTACAGAATACATGCTAGTTCTAAAAGCACGAACTCCTCCTGATTCTAAAACTGCTTGGTACAAACGAGCCTATTTATCTACAAAGAAATTTTTTTCTGCTGGAAATACAATTGAAACTCTCACAACGCTATTTACTAAAATTTTAGATAGTTTTTATTTAGAGGCTGCAAAATTTAATTTATTAATACCATTTGCTGCAGAAGAATTTGGTCCTATTAAAAATAAGATTAAAACATCCTCTCAATTTACAGATCTTGTAGTAGGATTTTCTTCTACAAAATCATCTTGTGGAGATAGTAGTGATCCTGATGCAGTTTGTAATAAATCTGATGAAGAACTAACATTAGAGTTTGAAAATACAATTAATGAATTAAAAACAATGGTACCAGAAGATCAACTAAAACGGGCGAATGATGTTGCAAGTATGGTACAAAATGGAGCAGATAAAATACAAACTGAGACATTAACAGATCTGGAGGAAGCTCAAGCTGATAATCAACAAGAAGCTGCTGCGGAGGCAGAAAAACAAATAGAATCAACTGCACAAACGGTACTGGAAAACAGTGCATCTTCTACTGCCAATGAATCTCTTGCTGCCAATACACCACCTTACAATGAAGACTCTTCTGCACCTTCTACATCTTCTGCTGCACCAATTCAAAGACTTCCTGCAAAAAGACTTCCAACAGAATCAATAGAACCAACAGAACTAACAGAACAAAATCTTCGAAGAACACGTCGCAAAAAATATAAGCAGAGAAGGTAGAGCGAATGAACTTTAGTAAATCAACCCCTGCAACACTTCCTTCTACAATTACACCAGGAGCATCCGTTCCTCTGGTCTACACTGCGAATGGCGGTGGAAGAGCCTTTTCTTCCTCTTTACCAGATATTTCCAACTGGCGGGATCCCACTCTATTTGCAACCATTGTTATTTCCGTGTTGATCGTGGATACCATTGTATTGTTTTTCACGCGATACTTTCCCGATACTTTGGGAAAACCCCTGAACCAGTGGTACGATCAATTTCAACTCAGTGCGGTGATCTCCGATGTAGGAATCATTGTCATCGGCTTTGTCTTGGCACAAGTTCTCTACACCTATTTCTTTGCACCTACCTATGGATGGAATGTATGGATCTTTTTAGCTCTGTTGGTAGGGGTTCAAGTCCTTCATGATCTCTTTTTCTACTTTGCTGTGATTCAACCCATCCCGAAAGGTCATAATGAGATGATGGATACGATGAAAGCCTATTCCAAGGGAGCTGGATCCATGATCTTGGTAGGAGATGCACTCCTAATGTTAGCCAGTGCCGCGATGACGATGGCATTGAAAGATCAATCTATTCCAACCTTGATGTTTGCAGGATTGGGAGCAGCATATACCATTCCATATATTCTTACGACCCGATGGGAAACCAACTCTGCCAAGAAATCAAAGAAGGAAGAAGAAAAGGAACCCCCTCCTACTCCCCTCTTGAAGCAGGAAGTTCAGTCACAGCAGCCGTCTCAGCAAGTGCGACAACAGTCGCACGAACAGCAGATGGATCATCGTGATATGAGCTTTGGAAATGAACAGGCAGCCTTCCGCACGGGGATGCCGCCTCCACCCTTTGCTCAGGATATGCCATCGGAACCCATTCCTAGCAACTTTTACTATTAAAAAATTGATATACGTTTAATTTTCTAAGATTCATTTCATGAAGATTAGAAAATGGGATGCACTGTGTCCACACCGCTTTCCCCGATTGTGATTTCCTTGGATGGAAATATTGGAGCTGGCAAGAGTACCTTGATTGCTGCTTTACAAATGGCAGCGCCTGAATTAACAGTCTTACAAGAACCAGTCGGAGATTGGCTCACATTAAAGAATGAAGCGGGTGAATCCCTTCTATCCTTATTCTATAAGGATACCCCACGATGGGCATATACCTTTCAGAATTGTGCGATTCTGACCCGATTATTGACAACGCAATATGCGTTGGAGGCGTACAAACCTCAACCAGGAAAGTATCCAATCTTAATTACGGAGCGATCGGTGTTGACAGATCGCTATGTGTTTGCAGAAATGATGCGCAAGGAAGGAAAGATGAATCAATTAGAATGGGATTTATATATGAAGTGGTTTGATGCCTTTGCAACAAAGATCCCCGTAAAAGGAATTATACATATTACCACCAGTCCTAGTCTTTCCAAGGATCGAATTGTACAACGTGGACGACTAGGAGAGGAATCGATTTCAGTCGAATATTTGACCAAGTTGGATCAACAACACAAGGAGTGGATCCAATCCACATCGCTTCCTACCCTATCTCTTTCTACTGAGACCTCTTTGGAAGAAAATGTCAATAATATTCGTACCTTTTGCAAGCAATTTCATGAAAAAAATTGATATATATATTTTTTAAAATCATATTTGCAAGTTCAGGTTGTGTATAGACTATTTTATATGCCATACACAGTCACAAGAGATACACCTATAAAACGAGAATATAATGGTTATAAATATGAGCTTCCCAATTATAAATTAAAATGGACCAATGATGATTGGTATGAAACAACAGCAACAAAAGATGAACGAGCCTTTGTCGACAGATATGTTGAATTACTAGATCGATCATTAAAGTATATTACAGATAAAGATCAAAGAATACGATTAACTTGGAAATTACTTCCAACAGCTGAAATGCCATTTCTTGGATGCGCGCAACAAATAGTACATCGTTATTATGAAATGATAAGAGAACGTAATAGATTAGATAAATAGATATCCGTTTGTTATTTTTGGTTTAGAATAGAAAAAATGCAAAGCATTTTTTCTATTCTATTTATAGAATGAGTAGCGGTCAGATCTTGGTTGTTGATTCAAATTTACCCATGCCGCCTGGAACTGATTCAAGTAATCCCTCCAACCCAAAATCCGCGATTAAGAATTTAACAATGACATCCAATCAGGCAAATACGGATGCTCAATATGATCCTCCTCCTAAACGAGAGGGGTTTCAATCTGAATATATATTCTATTCCTACAAATCGGTATTGTACCTTATCTTAACACTTCTTCTTCTATTATTTGTATGTAAAAAAATATCAGCCTATAGCACTGTAGTATTTATATCTGCTGTTATATTAATTTATTTGGAAAGAAATGTAAATCGGACTGTATAAAGAAATCCGGCTTCCGACACTTGAAACATCATATCTTCTAACTTTTTTTGTTTTAAATAACGATTGTTTTTAATATGAAGAACAGGAGGAAGATCTGTTTTTTCAATCTGTAACTTCATACCAAAGGATGCAAAATAAGACATGCATTTTGCGATAGAATCTTCTGTAATGGCGGACATATGGATGGGGGGAGGATAGATTGTTTTTAATCCTTCTGTAAAGATTAACAATAAGACTTCAAATAATGCAGGTACATCCCCCCCTGTATCAAATTCAAGTTGAACTGTGTGGGGAGGGTTGGGATCCGTTGAAAAAAGAGTTCGTGCAAATTCTTGTGGAGTACTCATGATTCTATTCTATTTCTATGCATGTGGTTTAAATCAAGATTGAAGCCATCCATCCGTCCTGCGATCATATTTGATGGCATCGGAGAACTTGGCGAGTCCTTCTTGAGTATAAAACTCTACTTGGAGATAATCGGATGTGAGGATAACATATTTACCCGTCTTGGTAACTGACAGAAGCGTATAAATCTCCTTGAGAACAAATTGCTGCATGGCTTGAATCACCGCCACCTCACGAAGAATTTGATCAGAGGGGATCTCATCTGCGGAAAGCTTGAAGTAGGCACGCAAATCATCGGTAACAGGCTTCATCTTCTTTGCAGGCATGATTGTCACAACATTTGAAGCACAATACTCCAAATGTTTGATTGTAGGAACATCATCTTTAATTGGAGCGTAGCGACCAATCCTATCGGTATTTTCTTTTAAATTATTTGTAAAGAATAAATGGATGAATCGCCATGCTAGCTTGCGGATTGAAATATTATCCCTTCCCTTGGGTTTGCTGACTACATCTTGAATAAAGGCAGAGAATGCAGCTGCATCTTTTTCAGCCAGGAATTCAGGAAGGTCCTTTGTAGAAAAGGACTTTGAATCTGCTGTAAAGACGGCTTTGTGCATTGTAGAAATTGGAACCTTATGGATGATTATAGCCAAATCATTTGGCTTGGAGGATACAGGAGTGAATTTTTCAAAGGCACTCATTGCAACCGTATTCCATGGAGATGCACTTGTACTTGCACTTGCAATCGCACTTGCACTTGCACTGTCAGCTTCCACTACATCTGACCAAATTTCTTCGGAAGGTAATGTAGATACAGATGCAGGTGCCGGCGTAGGAGCCGGCGTAGACACCGTTTCAGATACAGGCGTAGGAGCCGGCGTAGACACCGTTTCAGATACAGGCGTAGGAGCCGGCGTAGACACCGTTTCAGATACAGGCGTAGGAGCCGGCGTAGGAGCCGGCGCCTTCTTTGAAGAAGATGCAATGCTACTAAATAATTCTTTTACATTCTTGCAAGGAATCATGGATTTAATTGTTAAAATAGGATCCGTGTGACTTGCAGCTATCTTTGCTTTTTCTTTTTCAGCTATCTCAACCGTACTTGCCTTAACAGCAATAATAGGCGTATCAATTGCTTCTGTAATCATTTCAATCAATATCTTCTCGGTAAGACCGCTCTCTAGCGCACGAGATTTAATATCAGCCATAAACTCATTTATTTCCTTTGTAAACTTACGAAATGTTGCCATTTTTATAAGATATGTAATTCATATTGTATGTATAAATCTATATGTTTATCAATTTTTTTCATATATTATATGGATAAACTATCCATTAGTATAGAAAATAACATAATAGATGTAATACTCATAGAAGATCCAACTGTAATTGCAAATCGTGTATCATTGGTCGGCTTAATATTAAGAATTTGTAAGATTGGATCCATAATTGTATCCTTTGATCCTGTTAAATATTGTTCTGCGCGTGTAATAATGCATCCACGAAAGTACCAATGTGAAAAAACAGTAAGACATGCAAAGATACAAATAAAAATGCGAAGCGGTCGATTGGATGAATATAAAAAGAAAATCAATACCCAGGAAAAAATAAAGACAGGATGAAATGCAGCTAAAGCTGCGCCATGAGCTGGATTCCCACCGGGGAGCCAGAAGAAAATAACGTGTGCCAGTGCTATAATTGCATTTACAAGAGTCGATCGCAATTCTTTCATTTAATGAAAGAGAAGGGATTATTTTCCATTTGTATACCCTGATCTAGGGCATGGATTGCCAGGACAATTTACACGAGAACACATTGGGCATGATAGTTGACTCGAATCATTTTCAGGTCGATTAATCAATTTACCAACTTCAATCGAATATATCATAATATATTCTCAATATGTAGTAGAGAACCATCTGTATATTATATTTTTATATATTCAATTTTTTTAACATCTAAATATGTCTAAACATATATATTCTTATATGCATAAGAATGTCCTCTCTTACACGGATTCAACGAGAATTAGCCGATTTACGAAAAGATCCTCCCTCGAATTGTACAGCGGGTCCCATCCATGAAACAGATTTATTCAAATGGGAAGGAATGATTTTTGGACCGAGTGAGACTCCGTATCAAGGAGGGGTCTTTAAGGTATTAATTCATTTTGGAATGGAATATCCCTTCAAACCTCCTCATATACAATTTACAACCAAGATTTATCATCCCAATATTAATGCAGCAGGAGCCATTTGTCTAGATATTTTAAAATCTCAATGGAGTCCAGCTTTAACCATTAGTAAAGTCTTATTATCCATTTCAAGTCTATTATGTGAACCAAATCCAGATGATCCCCTAGTCCCCGATATTGCCCATCAATATCGCACGAATCGAGTCATATATGATCATACCGCTCGTCAGTGGACAGAGATGTATGCATCTGGATCTGAATAAGACTTTATATCTAAACTCATAATGACTCTATAGTATAGAGTTCTATGAGTCGAAAAATAACCTTACATATATCTCCTGGATTTACGCTTCCACTGATCTATCAATCAAAGGATGTATCCCAGGTGGAACAAGCTCTTTCACTAGGAGCTATTTTAGCAGACACTGTTCCTACCAGTCTTGCCAAAGCCAAAGATTCTGAATTTGCAACTGTCTTACAACGCAAAGAACAAGAAGCAGATGCAAAAGAAGCCGCATTAAAGGAAGAACTGACAAAGATCAAGACAACCATGTTGGAGGCACAACGAGAGATTCGCAAATTAGAAACGGAGCATGAACAGGCATTACGGGACATGAAACGATCTACCTTGGAAACGCAACAACGCCTTGTTCAAGATACAAAAGAGCAAACCTTACAACAGGTTCAAAAAGAATTAACGACCTTGCGTGAACAAAATCATTTATTGGAGTTACGACGAACGCAATTAGAAAAGGATCGCACACAAGATTTGGAACGCGAACGCACGTCTATTAAAGAATCGATGCAATTAGTTCTTGCCAATAAGCAAGAACAACTTGCAAAAACGGAGGAAATAATGCAACGCTTGCAAGAAGAGTACCGATCCTTGAATGATTTTTTACGACGAAAGATACGTCCAACAAGTTCTCAAGAAAAGGGAGCAGATTATGAGACGATCTTTCGTGAATCCTTGGTCCGAGCGTATGGAGCCATTCCCAAGTTTAGTCTTCATAGTGGAGCCAGAAGTTCTACTGGTCATGAAGCCGATTTTCTAACGACATTCTATGATACATCGATTTTGTGGGAGGTGAAAGACTATGCGTATAAGGTTCCCACCACGCAAATAGACAAGTTTTTACGAGATGTACGTGAGAATAAACAGGTTTCGATTGCGGTCATGATTTCCAGAACAACCGATATTATTGGAAAAACAACAACAGGGGACAAACATTTTGAATTTGAAGAGGGAATCTTATATGTGTATATTAGCCGGTTTGAGTTTTTGGGAGATGCCAACGACCTCCTACAATCCTTACGACCGATGTTTGAGGTGTGGAAGGAATTAGGCAAAGACAAGGCTGCCGCCACCCATGAAACTATTTTACATGAATTGCAACGATTGGTGGAAGAGGCTGCCACACGACGAACCGAGTGGAAGACGCATAAGGCACGGTTGTCCGATGCACTGGGATGGATGTCGGAATGTGTTGAAAAAGCGGAAGCGAGTGTACATTCCTTGCTACGTCGTATCAAAGGAGTTGAAACTGAGTTAGAGATTCCTGAAGATTTATTTCGCCCCTTGGATGATGAGCGCAGCAAAGAGACGGCAACCGCCCTTTTGGCGGTTGTAACCCTTACACCAGAGCACGAAGTTACAATTCAAGAGTTAGCAAAAGCAGTCTCCACCCATCTATCTATTTCTGTTCCAACCGCATCTGATCGTATTAAAGCAATTTTATTACATATGCACACTCCCAAAGGGAAGCCGCATACTACAAAGGGATTTACCTTACGTATTTAGCAATATAGACTCGAAATTTCATTTGTTCTTGTTCAAGTTGTTCAATTTGTTGATACAATAATTCAATTTCTAATTTTACACGAATTGCACGTACACGTGCTAGCTCTGCTTTCACAATCGCTAATTCCGCTTCTAATTGGTCTAGATTCATTAATTTACGAGGACCTACTAATATTCCTATCTTTTCAGGAGGAGTCGAAATACGTCGCATATCAGAATTCATGTTTTAATAAAGAATGAATTTTGATGGATAAATATCAATTTTTATATACCATGAATGGTCAATAGCATATGCATCATTCCCACCCATTGTTTCCATTGTAAAAATCCAGTTCCTCCTATTTCTTTTGCTTTACTAATCACTTCTTTGGTAGATTCAAAGATAGTTTTTAAATTAACATCTTTATAAGTCTCATGTAAGAGGGTTTTATCAAAAGAAGGACTACCTCGAATTACATTCACCGCTTCATGAAAGGTATACAACCACTCCACCAACCACTCTTTCAAACTTGTAAGTTTCAAAAGAGGTTGCACAGGATGGGCTTTGACCCAGTCTGTGGCATGTGTTTGACAAATAGGACAGGGAAGACTCATCGGGAGTGCTTCTAACAAGCGGATCCATTGCCGTGCTGCATAGGCTAGTGTATGTGGTTTTACGATTATATCTGATCGATCCGCCAATCCATGTAAGAGGGTCCATAATGGCGGTCCCCAGGTACTTCCTGAGGGAAGTGTTGGCATTGTTTTACTGCATCGTTCACAGGACATTTTAAAACTAGTCATTTTAAAAATATTATAACTTTATCGTAGTTAATTTCTTAGAAAGTCGATTCAGACTCACATCTTGTACATTGAGAATTTCTACTGTGCGAGGAAGATCTGGAATGCTATCCAAACACGTATTTTTACAGCAAAGAATCCATAAGGACGTATGAAGTAGGGGAGGAAGATGTTGAATTCCACAATCTTTTAAAATTAATACCCGAAGCGTACGTGGAAAGGGAGGAAGATACATAATAGGACAATCTTCAATGGTAAGTGAGATTAATCGAGGAGGGAATTCTTTGATTTCATATAATTCATGACAGGATGTAATCTTTAAGGATTCAATCATGCCAGGATATACACTCAGAGGAGGAAGGGTGTGAAAGGTCTGTTCATATAAATGAATATCTGTCATCCAATTTATAAACATATATATTATAATAATTCTGTTCATTTTTTATAAGGAAAGTAATAAGCGAATCATGCATTCAAAGAAACAGAATGCTAAACAAATGGCAAACCAGAGTGAACATCCGCAAAGGTAGAATCCTGCTACTACAATCGAAACGACTAACAAAATTCTTCTTCGCATATATGCTTGTGGTTCATATTGAAATGTATACCATGCTAATGAAACAGGAAAAAATTGAAAACTTTGAACAAAGCGAACGAGCATTTACATACTAAACGTAAATGGGCTTTACATATGAAATTGTATATGTGAATGAGATTGATATTTCCACAGGATTACCCAAGGTGTATACAGGTTCCTCCATTCCTTCCACCATGATGCGCTTTCTTAAAAATGCAGAACACTGGTCGATTGACTTTGCAAAATTAATCTTGGGAGGAGATCTTTCTTACTCGGAATTTGCCCCTGTCCAAGATCTCTTGGATATACTCCCCATTTATGATGAAATTGTAGAAGAACTAGTTGATCAAAAAGCGGAACGTTATTGGACCCGTGAAACACATGAAGCCTTTGTAAATGCATTACGCTTCTTTGCGGACCATAGATTGTTTATTCGGTATCATTGCTAAGTACAGACCTTGCGAATGGTATCAAAGATATCTTCAATGGTTAATCCATATTTTTTATCTTTGTAGGCAGCTGCTAAGGCAGTCCAAATAGCGTCTTCCTTGGCATTAAATGTGGGAAGGGATATGTCAGAGGGACACATCCAATAGTCGAGACCATCTTCTTTATAGACAGAATCTAACCCACCTTCATTTTCATTGATATAATAAAATACGAGAGTACGTTTCTTGGGCATTTTTCCTATATATAATTATATATAGAAAAAATCAATTTTTATACTGCACAACAGGTGTAGGAAACCCCTGGAGTGGGATTTCCTACACATCCACGCAATACATGTACTTGAGGAATATCCACAATAGCAATGGCTTCATACTTGCATACATCGGTTGTAAAATAGTAGTTATTTGTTCCAAGTGTATTGGCACAATAATCACACATCCATTGACATCCAGTCCCTGTTCCTACGCTAAACGTTACACACTGATTGGAAACATTGATTGGATCAGCAGTTACCAATGTAAGAAGTGCAAAGAGAAGAGCAAACATGATTCTGATATCTTTACACGAGTTTTTTTTAGATACCCTAAATATAAGATGGCAGTTCCAATTTATACGGTAAAATTAATGAATCGCCAGGATAAAGATATTATTATCTTGGGAACAGTTGTTGGAAATGATAGTGAACGAATCAGTTTAATTCGACGAGTCGGTGATAGTTTTATGGGAATCTTTGGATGGAGTTCCGGTCTTATGCGTAAGAAGATGAATGATCTCATTGAAAATGCCAAACAGGATTTGCAAAAGAATGTTGCAGAACAATTTCCCAATGCAACTGCTGTATATGATGTAGATTTTAATTTTAATACAAATGGTAGTTCTATAGGATCAAAATCATCGTTGGATCTGGTGATTACTGGAACAGCTGTCATTGAAAAACAAAAAATAAATAATAATGTAAAGAATAATGTGAAAAATAATGCTAAAACGCGTAGAAATAATAGTGGAAATGCTCGTACTAGACGCTCTAGACGATCATAAATAGAGCATACTTATGATTTACTTATAATCGTATAGATCATAAGTAGAGCATGCGATATTTAGATAGAATACAAAATAAGATAGCAAGAACAAGTGTAGATGCAAAGCATCCTAATGCCACTTGTTCCAAGGTTTCAAGAAAGGTATGATCCATTGCTTAGACATTGCCCATTAGCTCTAGATCGGTATCGCTTTTATTCTTTTTCATTCCGTATACAATCGGTTGCTCGGTTGTAACTGTAGGAGGTTCTTTCTTTTTTGAGCACCGATACATGCAATCCACACTAGTATAGACACCTAGAGCAAAGACAATACCAATACAGCTGTAGATATAGTTCATGTCATCGGTGATAAATCCAGCGGCAAGAAGACCGCCGGCAAGAAGGATAAGGAAGATGCAGAAGAGGACGGCTTTTAATGGCAACATAATTTATGTAAGAAGGGATAGGATCATTTAAGTAATCTAAATAATAATCTCTATATCCTTACAATAGAGGATTATATGATTGTAATTATTTCTTTGCTTTTCTAGTTTGACGCGTTTTACCTTTGTATCCATACAACGTATTCACATAATCACCTTTGTAGGAAGCCTGTAACTTCTTTAAAAGATCTTGATTCTTAGTGGGATGAATTTGTTTGCTAATATCTTTAAAGGTCAAAAAAGGTGTTTCTTTATTAATCACGCGTTCAGGAATTCCATAATATTCTTCATAGGTTTTCCCATAGGCTCCTGTTCGAACCTTTGCTTCATCCATCTTAAAAAGCTTCTTGAGTTTATGTAACTTTTCTTCGGTATCACAATCGACTTCCATATAGGGAGGAAGACCTGGAACAATATCAATCACGATCTCATGAGCCATAGGGTGACTCCATTTTTCACGGATGGATTCTTGATACGCTTTTTTGGCAAGTCCAATCGATTCCATAAAGGCTGAGCCGACTTCAAACGAATCTTTAATTTGTACTTCAAACTCTTCAGGATAATTTTTACTTTTTTCATAAGATTTTACGGTCATACTGACTCCAGTTCCATCATCGCGAACGCGTCCAAATCCATTTGCAGTTTTATCGCACAGTAAATATACATTTCGTTTTAACATCTTTGGAGCATGAACTCGCTTGCATCCATGGGATAAGAGAAGTTTTCGCATAGCAGCAGGATCCACATCCAATACCTTTTCCTCCCATTCCTGACCGGGCATCTCTATTTATGCTTTAGCAAATACTCTAACACATCACGAGGAGTATGAACATGCTTGATCATATAGAGAATGGTTGCACGTGGAATCAGATACGTAATCTTGGTTTGATCTCCAAATAGACAGATGGAAAGAATCTCACTAAAATATGTTTTATAGGTCGGTCCAAGCGGTATCTTCGGTAAATATTTCTCTATCTGTTTTTTCACATATGGACGCAGACTTGTTGTAAACAAATTTTCTTTATAGCTCAAAAACCAGAAGAGATCATTTTTGGTAGCAAGATTATGCCGTTCTTTGTCGGTTAACTCATATTTTGCATGAAGGGCTTTTCCATAATCAATTGCTTGAATCAAGAATCCGTGAGTGGGGACTACATGTCCAAGAATATTAAGACTCTTTTTTCTTGTTGTAACATAGCCAATATTTTGCATTGTTAGATCATTATGATAATATCCTTCTTTCTGCATCAAATAGATAATATAGACAATTTGAATCACAAGATCGTAATAGGGGGCAACTGGCAGTCCAGGTGTAACAACCGACCATAATGTTTGCATGCAGTAAGACGATTTTGACACATTCTTAAAATGTCCTGCTTTATACGTTTGTGTATGAGTGCAGGGATGTACAATACGCACATCATAGAATTGCATGAAATGATCGGGATAGAGACGGTGCATAGTCTTTGCAAACTCAATCTCTCTCCATTGTGGAACTGCTAAGGATTCGTGGGTATCTTTCTCATAGATTGGTTCCACTTTCATAGCATACGATGTATCTTTGTAAACTGCGCTATATACGGTACCAAAGCCTCCTACCCCTAACACAGGTCCTTGTGTTACATTCTTCAATCCGACTCTACTTTTTTTACGAGTTTGCATCCCTATTCTATGTATAGAATAGATGCTCACCTTCTTTCTATCGCTTGTTTTCTTTTGCGGGTTAGATTCCTTGTTTCAACGTCTTCGTTTGGAAGGACGCTATTACGGAGTGCATGCACTACATAACATGGCAATCACTGCTATTAGTGCCCCTGAAGTAGTCACCACGCTTACAAACTTTTCTTCCATTCATACCTATCCTACCAATTACACTGCGTTAGAGCTGTGCACTGCTCTTCACCTGTATCACATTTTATACTATTTTCAAAAACTCAGATTAGATGATTGGTTGCATCATATCTTAATGATTGGAATTGCCTTGCCTATTGGAGGGCTGTTGCCGGCAGGAACCTTGTTAGGATATAGTTTATTTTTTACAACAGGATTGCCCGGTGGAATCGACTATATTCTATTATTTCTAGTGCGAAATAACTGGTTGCATCGTACTACGGAGAAGAAGGTAAATCATGCATTAAATGTTTGGATTCGTAGTCCTGGATGCGCTAGTCATGCTGCCTTGGTGTGCGCCTATCTTTCCATGCATCAAACATCTATCTTATTCATGTTAGGAGCGTTAACAACTGCCTTTCTCAATTATTGGAATGGTCAATACTTTATGCAACAGGTAGTCTATGATGCTGGCAGTTTACAACTCTTTCAAAAAATTGATACATATTCCTTTCATAGACGTATTGAACATATATAAAATGTCAGAAACATGCCAGACATTTCTTACAATTGAAGGAACTGCAGACGACCTCCAACATATTAATGAATTAGTATTTAATTTTCAAACGATTCATTCTTGCGAATGTATACCTGGTACTGAAGAATATAATACTTGGTGTAAACGATTTTGGGGGTGTAAATCTCTTGCTACGGATATAGATATTGATTATGTTCCAGGAGAGACAAGAATGAATGTACATTTTACAACACAGGAAACTCTACCAGATGCAATTCTTACCTTTCTTACCATACAATATCCATCAATCATGATTGCGAATGAATGGCAATATGGTCGATATGAAGTAGCTGGATTCAATGTGTATTCATATGGAAGTATGGATTGCAAATATATTGAACCATATGATTACGCAGATGAAGTGTTAGAAGCATTTGCAGATAACAATTTATGGTTTCCCTATTTTGATTATTACGATTCCTTTGAAGGAGACATAGATGAACGAGAGGAAGAAGATTTAAAACCGGTTGTATATGTAAACGAATATTTGAAAACATACGAAGGATTAACTGCATAAAATTGATATAGTTTTTTTAAAAATCTTCTATAGTCATAAAATGCCATTTACAACTATAGAAGATTCATCGCAAGAAGTCTTGCATGCAGTTCAAACTGTATGCAATCATTCTCAAGCTTATACAGTTGAACACATACAAGCATATTTACAATCTGAATTGGAGGAGGATGATATGAGTACAACAAAAGTACATATAGATGCAATTATTGCATCTCTTCATTCTACAGTGGATACACTTCCTACAAATTGTGCAGATTGGTTAAATTCAAAATGGGGAGGATTTACGTTTGATATTGAATACTTTATGGATGCATGTGATGCAGTTGTAAGTCTTATTGAACATATGTAGGATTAACTGCATAAATCTAGAAAAAAATTGATTTTCTTTTTTACATATAAAAAGTATGTGCTTCCTTGCAGAAATCATGTCACGTTTACTCGCCATTTTACTCGCAATTATGCAGGTAACTGCTCAACCCACATGGTCTGCAATGTATCATGCTCCTGCCCCTGGGCATAGTATCTGCAAATTTCACATGAATCAGTTGATTGATTGTTACAATGCCACAACATTTATTCCCTTTGTCTTGGGATTTAGTTGGCTTGATGTATTGAACCTTCAACAACAGGACACCATTTCTGGTATTCGCGCTTCCACACGGGATCAGATTCCTGTGACCTTGAATGCAGTCCTTTCCAATGCTCTCCCACAGCAATGCACCAAGGAGATCATTGGAAAACTTGGTGAACATTATGACAATGTGTCAATGCTTCTTCCTACAGAGGCAATGATTCGAGAAGAAATTTCTCAATATACTCTTGCAGAGCTCACTGGCAATTTGTCCACAATTGGGAATCGAATTACATCTCGACTCAATATCTTGCTCCAGGGGCAATACGTATGTCCTCCATATGCGTACTATCTTCATCTTGGTACTCCCAACTACTCTGAAAGCCTTAAAAAGGCACAAGAGGCACGATCTGAAGAGGTCGTAAAAGATGAGGTGGCTCGCCTCAAGCTTCAAACTGCAATGCGTGAAGGTGAAGTTGAGCAACATAAAGCAAATGTTGCAAACACCATCTCTCGTCAAAAAGCTGAGACGGATGCTGAGAATCTCCTCAAAATGACAGAGGCGCAAGTTTCGTCTATGATGAGATATGCGGAAGCATATGCAGAACTTCAACAAATAGATCCATCTATTCCAACCCTTTGGACATATCGTCAAATTGCGGAGAAGGAGGGTACACAGGTGCAAGTGATGATCGTGCCTCCTGGACAATCTCCCAATCACCATATCCACACAGGTCTCAATGGACAAGCTGCTGCTGCTGGTGCGGTTTAATTCTTTGGAAACAATATTTGCCTCGTATCTTTTTAACCATAAATTTATTTTTACTATTAAAATATGCTCTCATTGATCCATAGGATGGATCAATGGGAGCCCCTTTCGTAGCAGCTGAGCGGATGAAACAGGGTTGCTAACAAAACCCTTACGTACAACCTTTTTACCAATTGTACGATCCGTGACTCTCAGATTGCATCGATCGTTTTTGTTGTTCTTTCTTAGTTTCTATGTGCTAGTATCTCGTTCCTGGTTGTGTATCGCGTACCGTCCAAAAGAATCGGCACGCTATGATCGTTTCACACCTGAGCGTTTATATTACATTTATGAATGCGCGATTTGCTTACGCAAATTGCTATATTGCCAGCTTTATTTCATTCGCTACGAAAGGGGGATATTAAATAATTAAACAGTAATTAAGGTGCGACCATTGCTTTCACTCAGTGTATAATCGACCTGCGTTTCAAAGTCTTCAATGGATTTACTAAGAGCTCCAATCTTTTCTGATAGGTCAAGAGGATCTAACACCGTAGCCTTGTTTTGCGCAAGAAAGGTCGTTGTAAGTTGCTGGACCACTTCGACATTGGTCTTGGCATCCTTTGCCAGTTCCGTTGTCAATAGACGTTCCACACGCTGTTGCTCTGCTTGCTGGTGTCGTTCATACTCTGCCTTGGTGGCTGTATGCTGTTGTCTCATGACATGTAAC